TCTCGGGGTTGCGCGTGATGCTGGACGGCTGGCGGGTGATCTTGAGGTTCGGGCGATCGTGGCGGAGCGTTTGGCTGAGCTTGCGGACATTGCGGCGTCGGTGGGTGACGGTCCGGGGTTTGAGCGGGCGGCTGCGAAGCTGTTAGACGCTTTGGTCGACCTTCCGTTACGGGCGGGGGGTGAGTCTGCTGACAACGCTCGCGACAGAGAGCCGGATGCACGAGGAGTCGTCCTTTCGTTCCTTGATCGTCCCGCCACGTTGGGCGACGCCGCGGACGCCTGAGCGTCCGACGTATGGGGCGAACGTGGCCGCGGCTTCGGCTGCGATGGGCCGGCCGCTCATGCCTCATCAGCGTTTGGTTGTTGACGTGTTCCTGGAGGTCCAGTCGGAGGAGGCTGGGGACCCGGAGCCGGGGGAGTGGGCTTACAGCGACGGGACTGTGACGATGCAACGCCGGGGTGGGAAGACTGCGATTCAGTCGCCGCTCGTGACGCATCGGGCACGGTTGGTTCGTGGCGCACAAATGTTCATGACGGCTCAGAAGCGCGAGAAGGCGCGGCGTCGGTGGATGGACATTACGAATGATCTTCTGCGGTCCCCGTTGCGACGGGATGTGCACCGGAAGACATCGATTGGGCATGAGGAACTCACGTGGCTGGACGGGGGGGCGATGCTGATTCCGTTCGCTCCGAACGATGACGAGATGCACTCTGAAACCCCGGATCTTGTGTTGGTTGACGAGTTGTGGGCGTTCAACGCGTTGCAGGCGAAGGCGATCAAGGCGGGGTATGTTCCGGCGTTCGCGACGACGGGCGGGCAGGCGCTGAAGCAGTCGACGGCGGGGACACAGGATTCGGCGTGGCTGAATGAGGAGATCCGGGCGGGCCGGGCAGCTGTGGAAGCTGGGGTCACTATCGGCCGGTTCTATGCGGAGTGGTCGCTTCCGGATCGTGTCGGCGGGGTCCGGATCAAGGATCTTGAGGACGTTGTCTTGATCGATGCGTGTATCGGTCACCATCCGGCGGTGTGTCATACGTCGGGGTGTGTGGGTCCGCGGCAGCGGCGCCCGTGTCCGCATGGGTTCACGGTGCGGCCGACCGTGATCCGTGACGCTCTGGCGGCGTTGGGGCGTGAGGAGTTTGTCCGGGCGTATGGGAACCGGTCGCAGGAGGATCTTTCGGCACTGTGGACGGCGATCACGGAGCAGCATTGGACTGACCAGACTGACCCTGGCGGGATCCCGTCCGGTGCGCCGGCACGGTTCGGTGTGTGGGTTGATGAGGACGGGTTAGACGCTGCGGTTTCGTCGGGGTGGCGAGACGAGAACGGCCGAATGCATGTTGAGGCGATCGGCCGGCGGGACGGGGTCCGGTGGGTTGTCCCGTGGTTCCTGGAAAGGGTGGATCGCTCGAAGACTCCGGTAGCTGTGCCGAACGTGGGCGCGGCTCGGGACGTGGCGGACGAACTGGACGCCGCGGGGGTGCCTGTGTTGCGGATCTCGCAAGCGGACGTCGCGGCCGCGGTGTCACGGCATAGGCAGGAACTCGCGGCGGGCATGTGGTGGCATCGGGTGAACACTGACGCGACGGCCGCGGCTGCCGCGGTAGGTCTGCGGAAGTCGGGCGGGGGCCGCGTGTGGGATCGGCCGGGCGAGTCGATTTCGCTTGTCGGGTCTCAGACGATGGCCGGTTGGGGGTTCGACCATGCTCCGGTGGTTGAACTGACGAAGTTCTACATGGCTTAGGTGGAGGGGACCGTATGGGGACCGTGTGGTCAACGAACATGATCGGTGCGCCGTCGTGGGTGGACCCTAAGCACCTGGCGCGGCAAGTGTGGGATGCGCAGACGGCGCGGTCGGTGCCGGGGGTGGGTCGGGCGCTCGGAATCTATGGGATGGCCGCGGCGTGTGCCCTCATCCACGCGAGGACGGCGCCGGGGTCCCCGGGGTCGGGGCGTGACGAACTGGGGTTGACGAAGTTCCTACAGAGGCCGGACCCGGACACGGCGCTGCCTACGTTCATCGGGGTTCACCTTGAGGATTTCATGTTGCAGGGGAACGCGTTGCACTTGGTCACTGCACGCCGGGCGGACGACTCCCCGGCCGCGGTCCGATGGTTCCCGGTGCACCGTTGGGGGGTCCAAGACAAGGGCGACGGGCAGCCGACGTATCTTCTGGACGGCGAAGAGGTCGACCGTGACGACGTGGTCCATGTCCGCCGTGGGTCGGACCCCAATTTCGAGTGGCGCGGAATCGGTGTCGTGGAACAGCACGTCGCCACACTGAATCAGGCCGGGCTGGAACGGGCGGCACAGTCTGAGAATCTCGCGAACCGCGGGATGCCCAACGTAGTTATCACCCAACCCCCGGGGTCGGAGTTTGAGCAGACGAACGCGGATGAGGTCGCGGAGAAGTGGGAGGAACGGTTCGGGACTCAGACGGGCCGGCCGGGCGTGTTCCCCGCCGGGACGAACGTCACGCCGCTGTCGTGGAACCCGTCCGATCAGCAGCTGAACGAAGCGCGGAAGATGACTCTCATCGATGTCGCGAACGCGTTCAACCTTGACGGATGGTGGATCGGTGCGCAGGGCGGGTCACATCAGTACAAGTCACCGGCACCAATGTTCCTGACGCTCCTACGGACGTCGCTGAACCCGGTCCTCAAAACATTCGAGGACGAATGGTCGTACCGGTGGCTGCCCTATGGGCGTGCCGTGTTGTTCGACCGGCTGGAACTTCTCCGCGACGACCTCCAGACGATGGTGGCGACGTTCGCGAAGTCCACGAGCAAAGTTCTGTTCCCGGACCCGAACGAGCCGCGCCAGTGGATGGGGTTCCCGGCGCTCCCCGATTCGGCGTGGCCCGCTCCCCCGCCACAACTGGACCCCGCCAGCCAAGACGACCCGGCCGACGCGCCGGGCGAGGAAGAGCCGCCGGTCCCGGCGGACGACGGAGAGGGCGACGCCGCATGACCACTACGAAGGTACGCACCGATGAGGCCCGGATTGTCGGGATTGAGCTGCGAGACGTGGAGACCACCGACAAACTGACCATGCTCCGCGGCCGCGCCGTCCCCTACGGCATTGAGACCGACGTGGGTTGGTTCCTCGAACGGTTCGCGCCTGGGTCGCTCGGGAAGTCGGTACGGGAGTCCGCGGCCGCGCTCCCGTTGCTCCTGTTCCACGACGAAATGTCTCTCCCGATCGGGTCGGCTGCCCGGTGGGACGAGAAGCCTGACGCCTTGTGGGGTGAGTGGAGGATTGCGGACACCCCGGAAGCGCAGGCGGCAGCGAAGTCGGCGAAGGATGGGCACCTGAACTTCATGTCGGTCCGGTTCATGCCGATCCGGTCGAGTTGGACCTACGTGGATGAGCCCGGCGGTAAGGACTCGGTTGTCAGGGAAGAGGCGCGGCTCCTAGAGACCTCACTCCTGACGACCCCGGCGTATAACGGCGCCACGGTTCAATGGGTCCGGTCCTCCGAGCGGCGCACTGTCGCGGGGACACCGCGGATCGACGCGTGGCGCGCGGAGCTTGAGCGGCTCCGCGGGTAGCGCGTGACAATCTCCTATCTCGGCGCGGGGGCGATCGGGAATCAGCCGACCGCGGGGTCGAATCTGACTCTCGCGCTCCCCGCGCCGGGTGGCGGGATCCTCGCAAACGACTTCCTGGTCGCGCTGGTCACTAACAACACCGCGACGGTATGGGCGACGACCGCTTTCAACGCCGCGGGGTTCACCCGCCGCAACGTCCAGCAATCGGGTACCGGCGCGCAGTCACCTTCTGGCGCAATCTTCTACAAGAAAGCGGCCGGCGGTGAGTCCGGGAACATTGTTGGCACCTCCCCGGGCGGCACCTCGCAGGGCATCGTTCTCGCCTACCGCGGCGTGGATGCAACCACGGCGTTTGACGTGGCCGACGTGGGGAACGCGTGGGGCGCGGTGTCGGCCTATGACGTGCCAACACAGACGGCAACTCTTGCGGACGTCGCGCAGCTGATCCTCGGGTTCGCT